AAAAAATAATTTAAATTTGATAAACTAAGTATAGTAATAATAATATATTATGGATTCTGTTGTACAGGAAAATACTAGAAGGGAAAGATCACCTCCTCCGATAACATCATCTTTAAAACATGTTGATAAAGAAAAAGAAGAAATAGAAGTGTTTCGTTTAACTCCTGAACTAGGTAAATATTATGAAACTGCATTGCTAACAAGGAAAGAAGGAAAGTATCCAGATAATAAATATTATACAACTGGTCATCTAAGATATGTTGGGAAGTTTATTGTGCAAATGAGATGTGGATTTGGAGATGGTGTTCAAGTAGTTGATATTTTTGAAAATCAATATAATGTAAAAGTAAATGTACATTATACATATGAAGGGACGACAGCATATCGTGAAGTCAAACCTCTACTTACAAAAAAACAGAAATTAGCAATCATACATGTTGGAATAAAAAGAGAATTACCGACGGAAGTAATACGTAATATATTCACTTACATCTAGAAAGTATTTCTTTTACTAAAGGTACATAACCATTACCTCTAGATTCTTGTTCGGGTATTGTAGGTGATATTTCCATTTCATTGATAAAAAAGTCTCTGAAAACATTATCATTATCAATACAGCATGCGAAATCAATACGTATTTGTATAGGTGATTCATGGTCTCTTTCTAAGTCTTTTAATAGTTTTTTGGCGGTTGCGTGACATTTTTTTAATAACGTTGGATCGATATGTTCTTGAGTAAAGAAAACGCCATTACCATCTTTCCATTTTTGAAGATAAGAGTAAAGGTGTTTACCGCCCACCCAATAAGTTTTTACTTCACCAAACTTATTGAATTCAGGGAGGAAAGGTTGAAGTAATAGATTTTTGTAACCTTGTTTTTTAAGTGAAACTAATTTATCATTAATTTTTTTCTTATTAGGTTTATTTATCATACTAAAACCTTTTTTAAACGCTCCTAATTCTGGTTTAATGATAATTTTTTCAAATTGATGTTTTTCAACAAATCTAACTAAAGTATCAACATTGTAATTATTTGCTTTGATAAATTGTGTTGGAGCAATACCATATCCTTTTGATTTAAGATATCTCATATATTTATGTTTATCAACGATAAATTGCTGCATTTTTTGTGATGGAAAGACTGTTGCTTTAGTTCTTCTTAAAATACTCATAAATTGACTGTATCTTTCATATCCACCCGACATAAAACTATAAACTCCTTCAAATACAGTAAAGATATAATCGCATTTATTAGCTTCTTCAAGTGTAAAATCAGGACCGTGTAGGCCTATAACATTAAAGCCCTTTTTTTCACCTTGTCTTTTAACTTCGGCGAGTATTGCATAATCATAAGGAATATAACTCATACTAATTCCATATTCTTTTAAGAATTGTAAAGATTGTTTATATTTTTTGTAGTATTGTTTAGAAATCGCTTCATCTTCAGTTCCAACAATAATTCCAATTGTTTTCATTAATATATTAATATATAATATAATAATAATATGAATAATATAAATAGTTATTTCATGAAATATCCTATAACAACAAATGCTTCTACATCATTTATTAATAGAGATTACAGTGTTTCGACAACAAAAGATCCAAAATGTTTAGAATCTCAAACTTATAAGGAAAGTTGTGATCCAAACGTAATGTATGGATATCAAAAACCATTAAATGAACAATGTGCTAGTATTACAGGAGGAATGGTTCCGCCTGAAGAACAATGTAATTCTTTATGGAATAATATGACGCGTAGAAAAACATTAATTAAAGATTATTAACATACTAAATATTAATATGCCTTTTTTAAAAAACAAACATCACAATTTATTTGAAAACAAACCTTTACAATTTAATAATTTTATTTGTAAAGATTGTAATGCTAAAAAAAAAGAATATGAATATCAAGAAGGTGGGGATTCATCCCCTAAAGATATACTTAATTTAGGATATATAGAAATTTCACTAGGAAAATTTCCTATATATGTTACAACTCCAATTATGGTTGCTCCCTTTGGTTTTAATAGACAAATAAATCAGATATATTTACAATTTACAAATGTAAGGTCCGATCCAGAAGTAAATAGTTTTTATAATTTTATTCAAAATTTAGAAATGAAGCAAATGGAATATTTAGGATTAGATGAAGATGATGCTGATTTATATAATTCACAAATAAAACATGATTCAAAAGGTAAATATGATCCTAATTTAATAATTAAAGTACCATTTACAAAAAATAAGTATGATATTGATGTTCATAATAAAGATGATGAAGAATGTAGTATATCAAATATATTTAAGTTTTCAAAAATGCAATGTGATATTTATATAGACAAAATATGGAAGTATAATGAAAGATATATATGTAAATGGAAAGTAAAGAAAATTCAATTGCGTTAATAATAAATAGAAAGTATCTACTTATAAGTAAAAAATATGACAATCTTAAAGTATGATCAACTTAAGTTAGATGATATAAATTATTCTAAACCAGAAAAGATGGGTACTAGTTATTTTGGATCATTTAGTTTTGGTGAAACATTACAGCCTTTGTATATTCAATCACCCAAAGTAAAGTGTAATGTAAATGTATCTGAATTAAAAGATAAAAAGAATCCTTATTTAGAAATAGAAATACCAAAAAATAATTTTGATTTATATGATTTATTTTTATCTATTGATGATCAAAATATAAAAAATACATTACATAAATCGGAACAATGGTTTCAGAAAGAAATACCGTTAGAAGCGATTGATGATATGTATAAACGTATAACTAAACCATTTAAAAAAGGGGAAAATCCAACTATGAAATTTAGATTACCCGTAATAAAAAACCAAATACAAACAACAGTATATAATCAACAACGTGTTTTTGTGGATATTAATGATATTAAAGAAGATTCAGAAGTTATTTTAATATTACATTTGAGGGGATTGAAATTTTTGAAACAACATTTTTATTGTGATTGTTATATTTCTCAAATTAAATTATTCCAGGATACATTAGAATCAAAATATAGTATTATGAAAGATTATTCATTAATTGATGAAGATGATGGAATTGATATAAATGATATTTTTGATGAAGAAATTACAAATGCATTCGAAAATAAAAAAGATGAAGATTTAGAAAAAGAAAAATTGGAACAACAACGATTAGAAAAAGAAAAATTGGAAAAAGAAAAAATTGAACGTATCCAAAAATTACAAAAAGAAATAGAAATGAAAAACAAAGAAATGGAAGAATTACAAAATAATTAATATAATCTTGAATTTTTTTTATGTAATATATATATAAAATGGATTGTCAAAAATTGATTGTATACGGAATTCTTCTATTAGTTGGTATTTATGTATTAAGAGATGTTTGTGGTATTAAGATACCTTTACTTGAAGGTATGAATAATGCCGCCCCTGTAAACTCAAACTCTGAATTATTAAATACCCCTCCGACCCCTTCGGTTCCAAGCACAGTTCAAAGTGTTGAAAATTCACAGATTGGTGTAGATTCTCGCAATACGGGTGGTCCTTCGGATGTCCAACAAGGTCAACTTGCGGCGGCTGAACCACAAGGAAATGAATTTAATTTACCTATTCAAGGTATTCAAACAGCTCCATCGAACTGTTACCCTCAAAACACATTAACTCCACAAGACCTTTTACCTGAAGGTCAAGCAACGGAAATTCAGCAATTCAATGAAGGTATTCCTGAGGTAGGCGAAGGGATTTTACGTGGAGTTAACTATTTGGACGCTGGTTTCCATGTCGGTGTAAATACTGTAGGTCAAAGTTTAAGAAACGCTAATTTATCGTTACGCGCTGAACCACCAAATCCAAGGACTCAAGTAAGTCCTTGGATGATGTCAACTATTGACCCGGATTTAAATCGTCGTCCACTAAGTGATGGTGAATGCAATACTTTACCTGGTCAATCTCCTTAATTTTTTTTTGATAAAATTTGATTGATTTTTAAAAAATAAATTTAAAGTTTAAATTATTATAGTATAATAAATGAGCGGAGATTCTAAATTCAAAGCTAATCCTTATAATTATAATAATTCTTACATTACTGAAACTGATGTCATTAATATTATGAAATCTCTTAATATTACTGACTTTAAACCTAATAACATTAATTTTTATAAAACAGCATTTATTCATAAATCATATTGTAAACTAAAAGATTATGAAGAATATGAATATCCTGGTGCCCCTTGTCTCCCTTTACAAACCGAACCGTATGAAAAAATTGAATTTCTAGGGGATGCTATATTAGGCAGTATAGTATCTTCTTATTTATATAAACGGTTCTATGAAATCCATAATCAGAATGAAGGATTTTTAACAAAATTAAAAATAAGGATTATTTGTGGTGAAAATCTTTGTAAATTATCAAAACATTTATCTTTTGGAAAACATATAATTCTTTCAAAACATGTTGAAGAAACCTGTGGAGGTAAAGAAAATAGTAATATTTTGGAAGATGTATTTGAAGCATATATTGGTGCATTATATCTTGATCACGGATATGATATGGCCGACAAGTTTGTATTAAGCGTCGTCGAAAAATATGTAGATTTTACTGATATGTTGATGAATGATACAAATTACAAAGATCAAATCTGTAGGTATTTTCAAAGAATTAGTGATGAAAACATTAAACCTATTTATAAGCATACAAAATCTGAAGATGGACAATTTACATGTGAATTATATTACGATAATATTCATATAATAACCGGAGAAGGTATTAGTAAAAAGAAATCAGAACAAGATGTGTCTAAAAAAGCTTTAAAATATTTCAATGTTATAACGTAAATATTATATAGAATAAATATATAATTATGTCAAAAGAATATATTATTAAAGATGATATTTATCTTATTTTACTAAAGTATTTTAAAGGCGATGTAATATATTTAAATGCCGAAATATTAAAAGATTTAAAAAATGGCATTTTTAAGGGTGAACCAGTAAAGCCTATTGATAAAGGTGTATTAAAAGTATTTGTTACAATACTAAAATTAAAAAAGCAAAAACCAGAAGTTTATGCAAATATGAAATGGACATATCCCGATTGGGATAAACAAGAAAAAGAAAAAAAATTAAGAGAACAATTTCCAGAAGATTATGATAAAGAAGAAACAGAACTTGAACTAAAATTAAAGGAAGAGGAAGAGGAAGAAGTTAATATAGACGACCGGACATATGCCCCTGGA